CAAATCAGGCCGGTTGCGGAAACGCTTGTACCTGCAAAATGATTGACCGCCGCCACAGCCGCATAGAACAGGGCTACAAGGGCGATAATCAGAATGATAATCCATGTAAGGGGGCAAGCCATCAAAGCCGCATTCAGGCCGTATTGGGCCGCTGTTTGGGCAAAGGTGGCGGTGGTCTGTGCTCCGGTTGCAACGGTAGTCATAGCCAGTCTTGCGGCCTTTACGGTTTCCAGCGCATTCACAATGCCGGTCACTGTTTTATAGGCAAGCATGGCTCCATTCAAAACAAGAAAAGCCGTTGCAACACCGCCAACAATAGGGGCAAGCCATGACCAATTATCCACCACCAAAGCGGCACCGCCAATCAGAAGGTCAAGCACCACCGTTGCAACAGAAGCGATCCCGGCAAGGCCGTTGATAACTCCATTCGTTACTTGGGTGAACTTTTCGCTATTAGCAACTTGATTTACCTTGTTCAGAATAGGATTGAAGATAGACAGGGCCTTGTTCTTCATCCCGATCCAAATTTGCCCCCAAGTTTTGGGCATATTTGAAAACTTGGTTTCAATATCATCCGCCGCCGCAAACATGGCATTTTTCACTACATCGGCGGTCAGTTGACCTTCTGCGGCCATAGCCCGGATTTCACCAATGGAAACATCCAAGTAATCTGCTATACTCTGAATAATTCCGGGGGCCTGTTCAAATACGCTGTTTAGTTCTTCACCACGAAGCACACCGGAAGCCATTGCTTGGGTAAGCTGGATCATGGCGGCTTGCTGTTCCTGAACACTCGCACCGCCAATAATAAACTGTTTGTTAATCAGTTCTTGGAAGGCAATCACTTCATCCATACTTCCAAACGCATCACGGGCATTTAGGCCCAATTTTGCAATGGAAGAAGCGGCATCCATATAGGAAGTTCTGGATCGTTGCGCCGAAGCCATTACCTTTTTTTCAAGGTCAGTAAGGGAACCGCCATCATCAAAGTTGATCATGGCGTTATTCAACCGGGCATTTGTGCTGGTAAGCTGGTCAGAAACCCCAAGAATTTTCTTTACAGCCGCCAACCCACCCACGGTGGCCACAATGCCTTTTAGCTTGCTCCAAAGGCCATCAGCGGCGGTGGTGCCGTCCCTGATCCGCCTGTTGAAGCGGTCTTGCTGGTTGCCAGCATTCCGAATATTTTCTTCAATGGAATCGAAGGCGGCCCCGGCTCTTGCCAGTTCTTCACGGGCTTCCCGAATGGCTGAAGTGTCCACAGAATTACCAGAAGCCCGTTGCATGGCTTCAAAGCTGTTCAGCACAATGTTCATAGCCTTGTGCATGGACTTCAGCGGGGCAGTAACACCGTCATATAGGGCGATTGCCGTTCTAATGGTTGCCAATAGGGGTTCACCTTCTTTCCATAGCAGAGGGCCGGGGCCAACAGTTACTTTCTGCGGCCCCGGCGCTGTTTCCGTTCAATTTCTTTCTGTTTCTTCTTTTCCCGCTCCACCCGAATATCAATGGCCGCAATAATGAAGGCCCGTTCTTTCCGGGGCAAGTCCAGAAAAGCAGATGGTGTCAAATGCAGTTCGTGAAGGCAATAGTAAGCGATATTTGCTTCACCATCACCTTCTTCAATTAGTTTTTTGCCTCGTCCACCTCATCCTGAAGGGTGGTTTCAAACCCGCAAACCTCCTGAACTTTGGTCAGGTAATCGGCATACTCGCCGGGGGTCAGCATGGTTTTCAGAAGGGCTTCAGCGCCCATCACTTTATAGCTGTCCTGAAGATCCTTGTCATTCAGGTTGGGAAATACCGTACAGGCCACAGCCAGCTTGCCAAGGTACATATCATAGTCGGTTTCCTTCTGATACTGGTTTTTCTTGCCGGGAACGGGAAACCGCTTGGCACAGGACTTCCGAAGGGCTTCATCCTCGGTGCCGGTAATGGCCTTGATCTCCCATTCCATAGGCTTCCGCTTGCCCTTATCGTCCAATTCATCAGACAAAAACCGCTTGGAAGCAACAAACTTCACATTCTCAACGGACAGGGCATTTTCAGCCAGAAAAGCAGACAAACTCATTGTTAAAATCCTCCTATTTTGAAATTGAAAAAAGAAAAACCCGCCCACATTATCAAAATGGGGCGGGTTTTGGCAATGTTACTCCATTCCCGCAAGCAGGGTAAAGGCTTCCGGCATCTCGAAATCCTCAAAAGTGAAGTCCATATCTTCATCCAAGTATTCCGCATCAGCGTCAAACTTGGTAAGAATGCCGCCATCAATGTTGCAATCCTTCAGGATCACGGTTTGACGGCCCACAGAAGAAGTGGGATCTTCATTCGTCACCTGAATGTCAAAATAGACATCCTCACCGGTGTCCTTGTACTGCTTCATCATTTGGCGGAAAATGCTGGTGTTATAGTGGAAGGTTGCGGAACCCGTACCACTCCAACCGGTGGATTTGTTACCCTTGCCGGTCTTGCCCAAAATGGGAATTTCCGTCTTGTTCTTCTCGAAATTGGCTTCAAGGTTGATAGCCTGCATGAAGTTATAACGGTTATCCCCAATGGTTACAAAGCATTCGGCCAAAGAAGCGGAAACAGCGTCCTTGGCTTGCATTACAGTTGCCATATACTCTTACACCCCTTTCTTACTGGACATAGACAGCCATATAAAGCTGGGCCATAGCGTTGACCGGGGTAACATAGTCCGTCACCACAACGGCCTTCTTGGTATCGCCTTGGGCAACCGTCACATTATCGCTGGAGAAGTTCTCAATAGCCCGGATATTCTGAAGCTCCTGATGGTGCTTCACAATATCGTTCCACAGGCTGATCCGCCCGGAAGCGTCATTGGGAACTTTGCCAAGGTACTTCTTGCCGAACAGAACAGCAATATCATTGGCAATCTGATCCAGAACCCGGATTGTCTGATTGCTGGAAAAGTCCCCGGACTTTTCATCCGTCACGGAAATGAAGGTGTTAATATCCTCCAAAACCACAACCTTTTCATCCACCAGATGGAACATGAACGAACCTTCCAGAATACCGGCTTCCAATTCGCTTTGGGTATAATCAGTATCAATCTGATATTCCCCGTCATAGTCCATATTGGTTGCGGACTTATTCACGGCGGTTCCCGCAATCACGCCGGTTGCCCACGGGATCAGGGCGGGATCATCGGTTTCACCAACAATGGTGTTCTTCACACTCACGGTGCCTTCATAGTCGGCCAGCTTGCGGAAGCATACCACCTGAAACTTCTTGCCCACATCATCCCGCATCCGCTTACAGAAGGCAGAAAACAGTTCAGCAATGGTGGATTTGTTGGTGGGGCAACCCATAGCGTTGAAGGTATAGGCTTCCATCTTATCCAGATAGGTTTGATAAGCCGCATCCTCCACACTCCCATTGGTGCCGCTGGTAAGGGGGGTGGAAGCAGTCACAGCAAGGCTTCCTTCTGTTTTGAAGTCCACATAATCATTGGGCTTCAGGTCAGTCATTTTAGAAATGGCCTTCTGCTGATCCACTTGGACAGTGCCAAGGAAAGTGGAAACATCATACAGTTTGCTTTCCGGCTGACTGTTTTCATTTTCCTCAATGACAATACGAAGGTCATTCCCACGGGTGCCGGGGTATTTGGCCGTTGCGTAGGTGTTGGACGCTTTCACGCCGCTGGAACCAAGGCGGAAGAAATGAACGGTCTTGGCGTGAAGGAAGATTTCACGCATGGGCTTCAGTTCGTCCGCCGTGTACGCATAGCCGAAAATCTTTTGGGAATTCTTCTGGAACTCCCCAAGTTCAACGGTGATAACCTCACCTTCAGGCCCCCAATTCATTTCAAGGGGGATGGTCGCAATACCACGATCAGAGAGGGTGGCGCTTGCATTCGCAACCGAAATGAAGTTGATATATGCACCGGGCAGAATCTTGTTCTGCGTCAAAAAAGTGCCGCCGCCAAGGGCCATATCAATTCACCTTGCCTTTCTTGAAAAAGTTTTGAAGCAAGCTGTCCACCTGCTCCATCGTGTATTCCTTTCCATCTTCCAGCAAAACGGACAGAAGATCACGCCGCTTGGCGTATCGCTGGAAGGTCAGGATATTTCTTTTGGTGAAAACCGGGACATTGGAAACAGGCGGGGCCGCTTCCGCTGTCTTGGGCTTTCTGGTTTTGGTCGTAGGCATTTTTAATCCCCTCCAATGGTTCCAACCTCGGTTTCCAAGGTTTCCATATAGGTTTCTTCAGCGGGGCGGATCATGGGCAAGTTATAGTTCACAAAGAAATGAAGTACATTGTCCACAATCTCATAATTCACGCTGGTTCCATGAAGAAGATCACCGCTGGGAAGCGTGATGAAGTCCAAGGCTTCCATCATCGTTTCCGCAACGGTGAACATCTCCGCATTATTGCGGGGGTTGGTCGGAAAATACTGAATGTCAAATGGGTTCCTCTTGATAAAGCGCCGCCCAAGCATGGGCGTGATTTCCGGTTGTAAAACGGCAATCAAAAAACAGGGTTCTTTCAAACCCTGTTCCACATCATTCTGATAGATTTCATACCCATCCCCAAAGGCGGCGTTCAGTGCCATTGAAATTCCTTTGATAATCTCATTAAGCATCGAAACACCCCTTCAGGAACAAATACAACTTCTTTTCCAGAATTTTAGGCGCTTGCTGTTCCAGTTCTTGTGTGGAAATGGTCAGCATATAGCGCCCCTTTACCCAATTTTTCTTCAGCACCATCCCGCCTTCCGCATCGGGATCATAAACAAAGCGGTCACTTTCCCAATAACCGGGGATGAACCGCCCCGGCTGTTGCCGGTGGCCGTATTCAACATAGGACGCATACTGAAGGTTATTCAGCACAACAACTGTGTAATGGGTTCCCCTGTGGCCCACAGGCATTACCGCCCACGCATCCCGCAAGGTGCCATATACAACAGGTGTCCGCTTCACAACCTTATTCAGCAAGCGCCCCGCCAACTCTTGGGCGGCTTGGCGGCAAAACCTGTCCAAATCCGCCCCCATCAGCTTTTCCATGTTCTTATTCAGCCGTTCCAGTTGCTTGAAATCGCATTTGCCCCATTTAGCCATTAGGCATACCCCTTCCACGGCTCCAACTGGATTTCTTGATGGTTGGTGAAAACCCCGGCTTCACCGCTTTTAGAATAGGTGAACTTCCGTTCAAGATTGTTGAACCGTGTCACAACGATTTTACAGCCAGCGGGGATTTCCACATCAGGGGACAAGAACAGCTTCACAGTTTGGGCAACAGCGGCCACGGGATCACCGGAACTTGAAGTTAAGGTTTCAAAGGACAATTTACAGGGCTGATCCTGAAGAAGCGGCTTTTCTTCAAAGTCAGTCAGGTGTGTGGTTGGATCGGTGACTTTCTCTTTTACGAAAATAGAACACCGATCCTTCCACAACCGTTCAAGGGCTTTTCTGTGGGCGTTTACCATACAAACTTCCTGAATCGGTAAAGTTCACGGCTCCGCCCATTGGCCAGGTAGTCAATCAGACTGTTCAACCGCTGTTCAGGGGTCAAATTCCCATCCCCAATGGCAAAAACCGTGTTGGTATCGCCTTCCTGAATTTGCTTGATTGCCGCTTCAAGGTCAAACCCTTCCAACTGCCCGGAAACCTTCTTCATGTTCAGGTATTCGTTGATCTTGGCAATATCTTTCTTATCGGCAATACCGACAACCGGTCCGGGAGCCAACTGTCCGTTATACTGGTTGATCTGCAGAACGGCGAACAACGGATGTTGCTTTGCGAATTCTTCCATGCTCTTGGCTGCCTGTGCTTCAGGCTTGTCTTCACCGATCTTAGCCAGCAGAGAATCTGCGTCGTTGGTTGTTTCGGCAGCAGCATTGTCGGCAACTACTTCTTCCGTTGCTTCGATAGCCGTAGTATCCGAACCTACGGCAGCAGTATCGTCCGATTTCAGGATTGTAGCCAACATATTATCGGCGGCAACCAACTGCTGATAGATTTCCGGCAAGTTGTATGTTTCCCAGAATTCGAGGTTGGCACTACCC